GCGTTGTCCAAGGCAAAAGCAGCGTCAGCCGCATAGCCTTCCAACTCAATGCCCAAAGCGTAGTCAGCAGAGCCGAGGAAGTAACTCGAATCTGCGGAGGTGATAGTACGGTCTGCCATTTATTCGCTCCTTACAGTACCGCGATGGACGCGAGTTCAATTTGCTGGATGCTGCCGCCGTCGCAATAGAACAGCTTGAGCGGTGGGGATTTGCGCTGGCCGCGCACTTGCGCAGTTGCGGGCAAGATGTGCAGGTAGTAGCCTTGCGTGAACAAGGTTTCGCTCACATCAAAGCCGACTTGACTGTTGATCTCGACCTTTTGCGCGTTGCTCAAAACAACACCAGGTACGATAGAGCCGTTGTTCAGGCCTTCATCAATCGGATCTTGAGCCCATGCGCGAATCAGGTTCTCGCCTCGGCTGTTGTATGGCACAGCCTTTGCCGCGCGCAGGCCCGTCCAGATGGACAGCAGCAGTTGCGAATTCAGTCGGATTTGGTTGATGAACGTATCAAACCACTGGAAGATAGAGCCGTTCATACGGCCATCTTGGAAGCAGTTATCCACGTTTCCAGCGCCTGGGCCGGAATAGTGGCCGTAGTAGCTGGCATTGTTCGACAGCACTGCATTAGCCTTGGCCAGCGTGTCAACGGTGTATGGCAAACCTTCCTGCGATTTAAATGCAGGGGTGGCGCGCCCGTTCAGCTCATCCCAATTGATCGAAGCTGCATAGCCGCACACGAATGCCGCAGTCTTGGCGGTGGTGTCGTACACGACCACAGTAGCGCCCAGCTTTTGGTTTTCGACGTACTTGCCAAAGGTGGCCGGGTTGTTGGGTGTGAAGTAAGCAGAGGACGAATCCCAAGCCACGTAGCCATAGCGCTGACGCTGAGTGCCCACCCATTCAGCAAAAAGCACCATGTCGTCTTGGTCAGGCTTGAATGTGGTCATGAACGTCGCCCAGTCGTTGGACTGAGTAACGATGCGATCCATTGCGCTTGTGGGCGTGTCAATCGCTGCGCCTGTGCTGCTGTAGCCGCCAACCAGTCCAAGAGCCTCTGCGACAAAGCCAGCAGTAATCACGACACTGGATGTTGCGCCAGTGGTCGCAGAGGTGATGACGAACACCGAGAACAGCGCATCCCATGTCACATCAACCGTCGCGCCAATTGCGGTTTCAATGATGCTGGCGGCATCGGTGAAGCTCGTAGCTGCAGAAAGGTCGATGCTGGCGTTCACCGCAGAACCGCCATCAACCACAACGGTTAGCGTGCCTGTGATTGCTTTCAGCTCATCCAGCGTGACGCCATCTAAGGACTGACCGCGAACCCAGCCAGCGCGCGCTGTTTCAGCGTAGCCAGCAAAGAACAAAGTGCCAGGGCGTCGCGTGGCTGTGTCAAAGCCGTTGAAATACACACCGGCCAAAGCCGCTTGATCCGAATCAGAGCCGAAGTATTCGGCCACGCCAGCGCGGTCGTAAAACTCCAGAAGGCCGGATGTTGGAATCTTCGCATCCTTGTCGATAAAGATTGCGTTCAAACTCAACGGATTAGCACCAGTCCCGATAACTCCGGGAATGATGTTAACCAGTTGGGAATATGGAATAGCTTGTGTAGCCATCGTCACTCCTAAATTGGTAAGTTGCCGGGGACAGGAATAATCGTTAAATCCCCGGGCGAATTAAACGACTCTTGAGAAACCAACACAGGCTTATTGTATTGGAGTGCCAAAGTCAATGACCATCGATCTTCATATTGCTTTTCTCCGGTGGTCAATGGGAACTGGCGCGCGTCTGTGCAATACAGTGGTGCTACGCCATCCGGGAAGAATCCTTCGGCTGCCATGCTGCGGAAAAGCGTCATTGCAATCGCCGCCTGATTGCCAGCTTCAAACCCGTAGAAGTCGAGTTGAATCTCTAGGCGCTTTGGCATTTCGTATGCCATCAGGTTTGCAACATCATCCAGGCTCATTCGCGTGGTGGTGTATTGAGCAAGCATGATGGGCCACATAATCAGAACAGGCGGCTTCGGCTGCGGCGTATCGTTGACCTGGCCGCGCACAGCCTTCCAATCAGCAGGCATGTGAGGCTTGAGGAAAGCGCCAATCTTGCCAATCACTTGATTGATGGTGATGGTCATGGCGTTTCTTTCGGTAGTTGCAGCACGACGGCCACCTTGCACCAGGTTGACCAGACTTCTAGCACCTTGAACACGTTCCAGTCGCGCGCTGCAACTGTGCCGGATTCGTTGGTGGTAAAGCGCAAAACGGTGTTGGGCTGCTGGCCTGGGCGGAAGATGCCGTTGTAGTTTCCGCGCAGATACACGGCGCGCATGGTGCCCTCGATATTCAGCGCCTGCACTTGCGTTAGATCGTCGCTGCTCATGCTCTGGACGTTGCCCAATGCTGACTGCTCCACCCAGTTAGGCACTTGCACCAGCGTATCAGGATCGACCGTATAGCCCGATGGCTGCTTGATCGTGATGGATAAATCAGGGTTGACGCCTTGAATAGCGCCGTTTGCGATGCTGCGCAGGTCAAGAGCCATCGTTCACCTCATATCCAATGCTGTTCATCATGTGCCCGGTATCCACCAAAGGCTTATTGAAGCCCTTTTGCTTGATGGTGTAGGGCGCATTGGCCGGTGCTGTCCACCCGGTAATGGACGCGCGAAGATCGTCTTTGATCTTCTCGCCCATGATGGAGAGAGCGCGCGAACCATCGTATTCGGTGTGCTTGACCGCTTTGGACAAAAGCTCCGGCCAAGAACCAGCCGCTTCTGCAACCATTGTGCGAAAAAATGGACGGGGAGGTGATTTGATCGTGCCAAACTCATTCCAGAATGCCACAGCAGCCACAGGCGTTCCATCTGGATACGTTGCACCAGACAAGAATCCAACAGACAGAACCTTCTCGCCTTCCAGCTTCTTGGTCATGTCTGCCAGCACCTTTGTGAGCTTGTCGCCGCCTTGTAGTGACATACTGAAGAGTTAATCAATATAGTCGAAGTAATCTTTGATGTTTCGATTATGCAAACTGCAAAGCTCTTCAGCTGCGGCTTTGGATTTGCTTTTGTACTCTTCATTGGCCCAAGGATAATTCTCGACAATTACCGCAAGAGCGTGAAGAGCGTAATCAATCGAATCTAGTTCTTTTGCTGTGGTATCAGTCATATCAAAAGCAGGTAGGACGTGGGTGATAGCGGAATGCGCGGTACTTTGCTGTAGCAGCAAAATATGCTGCTCCGTATTGCGTTTGGTTGTACCAAGCCGCACGCTCGGACACCGGGCCAAAGTCAAACGACACGGACACGCTACCTTCTGTAGCCGAAGCAGTGCGGCCAACTGCAGCAGCGCCGCCAGAAGCGCCAGCAGGATTGAGCGCGCCCATCAATTGCGCAATGTGCGCAGTCAGCAGCCACAGCAGATACTCGCGCTCTTCCAAGTCCTGAACGCGGCTGCAATCCTTGTTGGATAGGTAGGTAGTCGCCTGCTTAAAGCACAGCGTTAAAAAGCCGCCATCAACCCCGGAAAAAGCCGGGAACATGGCTTTGAATTGAACGGGGTTAAAGACGACTTGAGCCATTACTGCTCAGCCTTGGAAATGTTGGGCGCGTCTTGAGGCATTGCCTCTAGGCCGGTCTTTTGTTCCTTGGCGTCCTTGGCCTTGGCCTTGGCTTCGGTCTTGTTCTTGGCTTCAAAGATCGAGTTGTTTTTCAGCGGGCCAAACTCGGGGCCGACTTGCTTTTTCCACGCTGCCCAAAAATCGGCGTCAACCTCTGTCAGTCCGTAATCAGCCTCGGAAAGAATGATGATCGAGCTGCGCTCTTGCGCTTGGCGCTGGCCTGCCAGTTCAACGCTGCTGACAACCTTGCCGTCCTTTTCAAAGTCAAGGATGATGCCAGAAGGAAGGCGGCAGCCGATGGTGATATTTGCCATGTTTTTGATTCTCCTAGGTGATTGAAAAGCCCGCTCATTATCACATGGCGGGCTTTTCATTCATTGCGTCAGACGCCCAGCATGCCCGTTACGAACATAGGACGGTACACGATGGCACCCCAAGTACCCTGCGACTTCTTCTGCTTGAACGAAGACAGCATAGGGATGATGGGATGGGCGCGCAGCTTCTCGGTGAACGCGCACTCAACGGTGCGCTGACCTTCGTGCTCGGTCACGATCAACTGCACCAGCTCGCCGCCTGCCGTGGTGTACTCTGGAGCAACGCGCACTTCCAGGTTGGGGTACAGCTTCTTCAAGCGATCCCACACGGTCACGTTGAACTCCGACACCTTGGTCATGCCATTGGCGTCAGACACGGGCGACATAGCCAAGATCATCGCGGTGTCACGATCTACAACGCCCTTGGTGCGGGTTTGCAGCGCGGCAAACATCTTGTTGACGTCTGCAATCACCTCGTTGGCAGTAGCCACTGCCCAAGTCGTGCCGCCGGCTGCCTTGGTCACAGGCGTCAGTGCGGCGGGCAGAGCGGGGTCATTCAGCAGGCCGTAGTTCTGCAAGCCAGACACGCCGAAGAAATAGGTTTTGTTCTGGTACTTGTTCAGCGTCAGAACAGAAGCCACATTCAGGCGCGCAGCCCAGTCGATCTTAGCCAAGCCAGCGCGCGCCATTTCCAGCTCGCCCCATTGGGTCACGGTCTGGTAGTGGTACGACTGACGCTGAGGGAACTGGAAGTTAGCCCCGGTGGAGCCGCCATTGGCGTAGTCGCCATAGCTGGTCACTTCGCCGGTTGCTTCGATCACAGGGAACATTGCGGTAGCGGTTGTCCAGTCGCCCTTCTTGGTTTCGCCGCCAGCGACTTCCACAGCCTTCATGGGGGCCACCAGCACCTCGATCAACTTGGGGTCGATGTAGGTGGACAGCATCGCAGGAATACCCGCGTTGGCGTTTGTCACCAGTGGATAAGCAGCGTCCATAGCCACGGGCGCGCCGTTGGAGTCCATGCCGATCAGGTCGGTGTAGGTCTTGCCCTCGGGCAGCATGCGAGCGTCAAAGCCTTGGAAAACAATCCCGGCGCGCTCCATCAGTTGTTGCATCAATGGATCCATTTTTGTGCCTCCTTACTGCACACGGGAAATGACAACCAACTCGCCCACCGCGCCAGTGCCGCCCACAGGGAAGCCAGTCACGAAGAAGTCGGTTTCGATAAAGCCAGCGACGGTTGCACCAGCAGCACCGGGTTGAATGGTGCCATCGGTCAGCGATGCAAACACCTTGTTGCCCACGGTGGCCTGGGCCACGGTCACAGCGGCCCAATAGTCACCTGTGACTTGCAGCGTCACGCCAAAGCCTTGAGGGATGGTCAGCGACGTTTCTGCCAGGTAGGTGGTAATCAAGGCAACGCCTTGCTCACGCGCCACGAAGCCGGTGGGCTTGCCCGTGCCAGCATTGGATACCTTGCCAGCAACAGCCCAAGCAAAGCGGCCAACCGTCACGCCAGCGGTGTCAGCTACCAAAGTGCCCTCATGCCCCACAAAGGAAGAACGAGGGTTCGTAGATGCGAAGTCACCAGCTACGGCTGCGGCCTGCTGGAGATTCACTGTTTGTTGAAAACCTGCGGACATTGTTTTGACTCCTTATGCAGTGCGGAAACGATCCAAGCCGGGGATGGCCTTTTTCACGGATGCCGAATCCATAGCGACGGGGCGCGAAGGTTCGGACTTCTTGGTGGCTGCCACGGCAAACAGCTTGGACAGACCAGCATCGGGCATGCCTGCAAAGTCCACGTTCATGTGCTTGAGCGCGAACTTGTACACGTCAGCAGCCGAATCCATGCCGATCACTTCACCAACCACAGGACGAACCGCAGAGCGCGCCTTGTCCAGTTCGGCATAGTGCTGCTTGATTTCCTTGCGCAGCGAATCGGCAGCGGTCTTGACTTCTTCCTCAACCTTGGCCTGCACATCCTCGTCGGATGCAAATGGGCGATCCATGCGGGTCAGCATGTTGCCCACGGCTTCCAGGTCAGATGCGTCAAGGCCCTTGGACTTGAGATAGTCGATGATTTCTGCGTGCTTGGATTTCGCGCCGCCGTCATCTTCGTCTACTGCGGGCTTAGGCTCGACAGGCTTGGGTTCTTCTTCCACGCCCAGCACCGCGTCGATGATTTCATCAGCCTTTTCGGCTTCGATGTCCTCATCCATTGCGCAAATGGCCTGTACGACCTTTTGCTTGTCAAACGACTTCTTGACTGCACCACCAACCAAGCCCAGCAACGCGCTGTCCTGAGCGATCTTTGGGGATGCTGCCGCGAGCGTGACCATCAGGGCTTTGCCCAGCTTGGTTTGCTTCATTGCACTTTCCTTTTTGAAAAATGGATCGGAGTCTGCGACGATTACATCAGAGCCCGCACGACCCCGTTCCACGAGTGCGAGATGATTGCCGATAATGTCACGCATGACACCATCGAACGCCTCTCCCTCTGGCGTTGTGCCGGGGGTCATGTCTGCTTTATAGTGATACGCGCTGGAAAGCTCTTCGATTGCTTCAGCATTGATTGCGTCGATTGCAGCCTTGTCCCAAAAGCAAAGATCAGCGGCCAGGTATGGATCACCAAACTCTACCCCGCTCATGCTGCCGATTACCCGCTCTTTCTCTGGCTTTTCGGCACTGACATAAGTGTGATCCAAGAGAATGGGCAGGTTGTTGAATGTGGCCGCGCCCTTGGCTAGTTCTTGCGGGTCGCGGTACAAGCGGTAAATCTTGTTCGCATCAAGCCCCAGCGACTGCCAGCCGGGGATTTCCTTGCCCATGTACGGGCACACATTGGCCTTGGAGATATTGGAGCGCGAAACATGCATGCGCCCGTCTTTATCAATCGTGCGTGCTGATGCCTTATCAAAGGCAAGACTAAGACTGTTTGAGCGCTTTACGCTTGGCATCTAGTTCGTCCAGACAGTTGCTAATTTGATTCGTTTCGGAAACACAATATTCATATTCCTTGACAAATTGTCTATCTTCATTATAGCCATCACGCAACCATAATGCTAAAGCGATTACCGCAGCCAAGTAAATACATCGTGAGAGTGTCATTGTGTTCTTTCGTTAAAAGGGAAGAATCACGCGCGAGCCGCAGCGGCAGTTAATTTTTTCGCCTGGGAGAATGTACTCCCCATCAATGAGGCAGCCCTCGCGCACATCGAACCTGCGCTTTTCCTTTCCGGCCTTGACGTGCGATTGTCGAGGCTCTTTACCGCCGCCTGAGTGTATCCATTCTGCTTCAAAAAGACCAAGCTCCACGCGCCGCGCCTGCTCGGTTGTTGCGGTGAGTTTGTTGCTTTGGTCACGCGCGATATTGGCGGCGCGCCTGCTGGTGATGCCGTAGCGCTTTTGCAGTTCTTCGGTGATCAGTTGAAGGTCGCGCCCCTTGGTAAATCCGCGCATGACGATACCCTCGACCTCTAGGAAATACTGCTGCGGAATCGACTTGATTAGCGACACATTTTCCTTGATGGTCGCGTTCATTGCGTCCTGCATGCCGCGCGTCATCTTGAAGTCAACCGTCCAGCCTGCGTCCTTGAATGCAGCCATCATCGCACGGTCAGTGGTGCTGCGCCCGGATTCGACAAACTGCTTGGCGGTCTTGTCCGCCATGTCGTCAAAGCGTTTGATCCATCGGCGCGCGACTTCCTTGATGCGCTTGGATAGCTCTTGTGATGGCAGCGCATCCATAGCCATCTCCAGCGTCGGCGGGTTGGCCTTGTACGAAGCCTCAATCCAATACTGCGCGCTGTGGCTCATCTCCTTGACCATCTTCTCCAAGGCGCGGCGATACGCGGCTTCTACGCCTGCATTGGGCCGGATGGCGCGGACGTACTTAGGCTTCTTTGACTTCAACGCTGACACCTCGGTCAATCAATAGTCTCGTTACAGCCAAAAGGACGGGCTCACCAATCAAATTCAAAATTAAGCACGGCGATTTTGAAATAAAAAACAGCCATAGCTTGACATACCAAGCAAATTTGGTGTTTAGGACAACTCGAACTTGTGAGATGGTCATGCTCTACCTTCCTTTTGCGGAGATTCTACCCGCTAACGTGAAAAAGTCCGCGCTTAGCGGGCTGGGGTTACTTGTCTTGCTTGGCTTGGGCTGCAAGGGCTGCGTCAACAGACTGTGGCTCAAACAGGGTGTGAACTGCGTCGAACTCAACCCAGTTTCCGCAGTGATCTGCACAGCGTCGCACATTGCCTATCTGTCCAGCAAGAACGAATAGCGTTGCACCTTGCAGAAGGCTTTGCGCACAGCCTCGAACGCGGCGTCTCGCGCCTCCATCCCCTGCGCTGCTGGCTGGGTGGCGGCATAGCAGGCCTTTGTTTCAGGAGATGCCGCTAGCATCGCTTTCCAGTCTCGACGAGCTGCATACGCATTCACCACATCGTCCGCCTGCTCTGCAACGCCTTCAGGGAGTTCAGTTGCACTGCTCCATGCATCGACCATTTCTTGTGTTGCCTCAATTGGCACCAGCTTCCACCCCTGCGGCACTACTGGAGCGCGGAGGGCTGCTTGCCAATAGCGCCAGCAATCATCGGTGGAGGGGCTAAAAAATACCCAACCCTTGGCGTCATACCACTGGTGCGCTGTATCAAATCCTTCGCGCCCTGCCATTTCAATGAAGGCGCTCAAACTGGCGCGCTCTTTGTCTGTGCTTGCTGTCATCCCTGCTTCTCCTGTGTGATGCCGTTATCAATTCCAGAACCTTTGCAGAATGGGCATTCGTCAGAAACATACCCGTCTTGCGTAAGTCCTCCCACCAATCCAACTCCACTGCATCCACTGCATTTCTGATTGGTGATTCCGTGATACTCCTCAACTTCACGTACCAAGTCTGCAAAGTTCCAGCCTTCTTCGTCATGGTTTTCGTTTAGCTTTTTAAATATCTCTCGCAACTTGTAAGCATCAAGTGGCACGCGCTGTGCTTGGGACGCCTCAAGCTCCTGCACACGGGCATGCAGGCGGCGCAGTTCTCGCGCTGATGCAAAGTCATCGGGGAAGCTTCGGAAGTTCTCCAAATGCTCCGCCAAACGCAGCGCTTCTGGTTGTTGAGTTGTCATTTGATACCTTTCAGCATAAGGTCAGCACTTTGAAAAGATGCGCGCCGGGTGCTGAATCCGGACGAGGCCGCTAAACCTCTCGCGCATTTGCAGTTTATTGCTTTGCGTCCTCTTTGGCAAATTCTTTACCAACGGAAGCGGGAATGCCTAGCGTGCTTTCTCCATGGGCGGCTGCTTGCATGGCCTTTCGCTGGGCTTCGCTCACGCTTTTGTCTGCGCCGGGGAGGCCTAGCGCGGCTTCTAGCTCTGCATCTGGGTCTGTGCCTTCGTCAACAAATGGTACTTCCGACACGTCAATGCCCGCGTAGTCGCTATCAGGGTCGGCTGACAGGCGCTCTCGCACTTCCTCTGGCGACAGGATGCCGCGATCTACATAGGTGGCATCCGCGTTCGCGTTGTTCAAACGAATCTCGCTTTGTTCCTTGGCGGTCACTTGCCACAGTGGGTTGTACTTCCATGTGATCGTAGGATCAATCTCGCCCCATAGGTCAAGCTGAATCACCTTGATACAGGTGTCCAGCGCTTCCTTCCACACACTTTCCTGCAGGCTGCTGATCCAGTCATAGAAAACGCGAATCTCGCCTTCGCTGGATGCGTTCAAGCCGCTGGGGCTGATGCCGGTCAGGATCATGGCTGGCATGCGCGACACAACGCACAGTTGTTCCAGTGCTTGGCCTTGCAGGTCTGACAGTCCAGACAAAGGCGTGTTGAGCTGCACCAGTTCTTCGCCCTCTTGATCCAGCAGCATCAATCCCTTGTTCGAGCGATACAGCGTGAACAAGTCAGCGCGCGCAGCCAGGTCCGAGCCGTCACATCCACCCGTCAGCACGTTTTGCATGTTGGTCTTGAGCGCAGTGATGGAGAAGTTGTTCACCAGGTCGCTGATGCTCTGGCGAGTTCGCAACCAGTTATCGACATACCGCTCCGCCAACTGCGAAAGGCTCATTCCGCTGAAGTTGTACGCGGGCTTGAGCATATCGGGCAATGGTCGGCTAATTATCGTCAGCAAGCGCGATGCGTGGTACTTCTTGCCCAGCACAAACCACGAGCGCGGTTTGTAGAAGTCCGGCGCGGTCGTGGTTTGTGCTGGGCAAGAAGTACC